GGGTTTACCAACCACGGTCTATTGAGATTAGAGAATCTACACTTGGCAGTGTGAGCTTCAGTTGTCGTACTTCAAGACGGCGCCACGGTGGCGCACAGCCACACTTGTCGAGTGTGAAGCGGGTTGACCAACCACGGTCCATTGAGATTAGAGAATCTGCACTTGCCAGTGCGAGGCAGTGTTCCACACTAGGCTCAATTCTCGCTTGAGACACGCCCCGGTGGCCAACCGGGGGACAACGATTACAAATAGTTGTCTGGGGCCACATTAACCGCGGCGATCTTAATAAAGGGGACAGCGTAGAAGCACCCAAAGCGGGAATTGTCACCAAGATGTGCGTACACCCGCATAACAAGGGCTCCATTGATCTTATTGACAAACAAATGGCCGCTATTGTACTGCGGGCCCAAATCCGTCGTCTTCTTTGGAATCAATAACACCTTGTTTATGGTTGTGAATGGGATCTTGACCACGGACACCCCGCTAGCCGCCTTAGATATGTCCACCGGTCCATGCCAAGCTTGGGCTCCCGCAACGGTTGTAAGGCCAAAATCAAAACTTGCGTTGCTTGCGTCGCTCGGCCCAGGGGCCACGGCTCGGTACGTTAGCACCACATCGGCATTGCTCACAAAATTGAACACCGGCGTGGCGCTCCAAATGCGGTACAAGTTAGCCCACCATTCCAGCCCCGACCGGGTCACAAAGCCCGAAGCTGAGTTGTTTAAACGCGCTCGAGCCCAAGGGGCCGATGCGGCTATAGCACCCGTAACAGCATTGGCGGGGAAAACGGCTATTAAATGCGCTCGTCGACAAATGTTGCGAATGCTCTGGGGCTCCGAACTCTCCAGGCGAACAGAGGCCGAAGGCGGCCCAACGTCCACCGGGGTCAAATCCGTGGTTACAGCCGTGGGGGGGGTTGTTTCCATTTGCACCTCAGGCAGGCCCAACTTCCCATCCGCCTTCGCCTCTGAAATCGCCACCTCCGAGATCAATGTCAAATTTTGCTCTCCATAGGTGGACAATCGAAAAGTGTCGCCAGCACCGACGTAACGGTTAATGAAACCGAAGCTTGGTGCTGCCTCAGGCGCACGGTATGGATTAACCACAATCAACGCCCAAACCCCGGTGGCGTAATTGAACAAATATGGGTCAGCACCGTTCGGCACATGCTTCAGGGGCGTATCAGAACGCCAATCCAAACACACGTCCAAGACGTTGGTGGAGGCAGTAACATCAAAATAATGCACGTACTGCCCCACCAGCAACCTGGGGTCCGATGGGATGGTCTCATGTCCATAAAGCGCTACAAATGCCACTCTAGCATCTGCCACGCCTGGGAAGACAAACTGAAACCTCATGTTGATGGAACCACACCAATACATGTAGCGGGACGACACATACGTGAGAGACGGCACTGACAACACCGCCCCCCTTGAGGCCCCGGCCAACTCTGGGGCACAGGTGATAGCGCCAGACATCAACACAGTATTTGGCTCCCCCGTATCTTTAATGAGCGCCGTCTGACTGTATGACAGCCTGCAAACGTGCTGCAAAGCCATCTCATCTGTTGACGTTGACATCTCCTCAAATGTGGGACCAGCAATCCCGCCAGGCATAATAGACATCACATGCGCATTAGTCACATTCGACCCATTAGACAACATGGGCGTAGAGCGAACCAACACAGTTGGGTAATCCAAACCTATATTGGGCTTGTCTAAAGATGCTTTGGCGTCCACGGAGACACTGGACTCAAATTTGTCTTCGCCACCGAGCTCCATAGTGCTGTTTGCCACTTCGGAAATATTGTTAATCCGAGTGTAGCTAACACTGTTCCCCTGCACCTCGGCTGGACCTAGCCGAGAGGCCGAGCCACGAAACCGGGAAAAGGGATGCGCCACAGGATTGAGCACCTTAAAATTTGCATCCGGAAACGACGCAAATATCGAAACGGTGGCGCCACTAACCACATTGGGTCCAGAAACCAGTTCATTAAAGACAGATAACCTAAAACCCCCACAATCCATATCTTGGGTCGATGTATTCAACCACGACCGAATGGACATAAAAGGTATGTCCATAGTCACGGAATTTGAATTCGACGCGAACAAGAACTGATGTTGGTTAATAGTCTGTGACGGCAAGCTAATAGATATATGAGAATCTATTTCGTCGTCTGGCGTTAAGGGCACAAAGTATGCTATCAACGAGCCGCTATGAAATGACGTGGCTTGAACCTTAAAGGTTAGGCGTAGGGTCCCGTTATAAAACAGAAATTGCTGGAATGGCCCCGTGTTGTTGCCCAATATGAAGTCCCACGGGTTGCGGCCAGCGAACAGGCTGGTGCCAACCACATCCCCAAGGCCCCAAGGGACCGTTGCCACCAACTGCGGCCTCTTCGCCAACTCAATATAAGTGATTTGCAACTCCGGGACGTCTACATCAGCTTGTCGCCGGCTAGGGAACTTGGTGTCAACATTAGACTGAGTGGGCACACTCGGCATGGACTCCGTGAACCGAACCCCCGTTGAATCCATTTGCACCACAGCTGGGCCTAGCCCACAATTGGCCTGCTTGCCCGCCCAGGCAAGGGTGCCATCGCGAAAAGAAAACAGCTGGAAGGCCGGGGGCACAGGATCCGGATTAAACATTTCCACCAGCCTGCGGTCGAACGAATCTCGCACGGCCGAGAAAACCTTTCGGCCACTACCCCAAACTCGCCGAAGAACCCCATTAGCATTCTCCACACTCGCCTTTCGTCTATCTGCGCTCTTTTTGACGTACCGAATGGATTTGCCGATAGACTCCGCGTCGACCACAGGCAAGTACGCCTGAACTCTGGGCACCAACGGGTACTACAGCCCAAAAAGGGGATGTCCAAGAGATTCTCTGGCACTGTGCTCAACGGCTGGTCCTTCACCACAGCCGTATATCCTATAGAGTACTGGGCCAACCATGCCCCGAAAGCGGAGCATGTGAACCATGCACAATTTGGGTGCACGGCAACGCGGTGATCATCTCCATAGACTATGGCATCAATATGCAAGTAGTAATCCACATACCCTTTGGACACCTCACCACCAACCTTGTGTTTCTCCGCCAACGACACAAAAGCCATGCGCAACAGCGATTTAGTGTAATCGCTGTTAAACAGGGTTG